GTGTGCTTTCCAGCCATTTTAATTGTAGAATTGTAAATTGGTAAATCAATTTGTGCAAAAGAAACAGACGGGCGTGCAAAATCAATTACCTGCTTGGCCAATTCTGTTACAGGTGCAGCATTGTTAGCAGCTCCAAAATTTTCAAATAACACTCTGAAGCGATATTTGAGCTTGGGCATTAACACGCCCTGTGTCGAAGCACTTTGGTCACTGGCCAAAGGAACTGTCATTCTGCTTAGTGATGATACGGCCATTTGTTGTTCTCCTATATACTGTTATTTATGGTAGTTGATTCTGGTCAAAAAAGGAGTGTTGCCACTCCTTTTTTTCCTTAGCTAGCTGTGCCAGATATCTCTCCTGTGTTCTTGATACGCACTGGAATGTAGATAAATTCAACTGCCTTGACTGGCTCAATTGCAATGTCGACATACAATTCGTTACGGTCAATGCGAGCTGGCGTATTGTTTGTCAGGTCGCACACAACCAAATAATCATACAAGCCACGCTTGGCAACCAAGTCAATCATTAGACCGTCGATGGCATTCTTAATCTGATTACGAGTAATTTGATCATTTGGTTCAAACAGATATTGCTTGCCAATCACATCTAAACGGCCACGGATGAATGCAACCAGACGGGCTACATTGATGCGATCCATTGCAGTTGTGAGCGAAGTTGTTGTTTTATTACCAAAATTGGTAATACCAACGCCCGGGATAAATGTTATTGGGTTGATTGCATTTTCATACAGTACATCGCGCAGGCCTTGACGAACGCCCAATGACTCAAACTCGCCTGTTGCCGAATTGATGTAGCCAATTTGTAAAGCATTGTCAACTACACCACGTCGTGTGCCAGCTGGCGCAAACCAAGGAAACGATACTTCGTCACTGCGGATGATTGTTCTAACCATCATGTGACTTGGTGCAGTGACCACAGGGCTGCCACTCAAATCAGTTGTTTGACAACTTGGATAAAACACACCCATGTATTGGTTGCCAGCAATTAGGCCATCACCAGTGGGTAATCCCAGTCCGTTGTTGTTGCTTGCCCAGGTCAAGACATCTTGTGGATCTAAACGCAACGGAGTATCGCCAACAATAAAGCCAGTGTTGCCACGCTCATTGTTGAGTGCAATCATGTTGGGCGTCAGTTCTGGATATGCAGGTGTTGCCAGCAGATTAAATTGACGCTGTTCCTCACGGATGTCAGTGTTGGTATCAATACCAGCTTTCATAGCAGCAACAATCAATGCTCGTTGAGCTTGACGGCCCATGTATGGGGAACCGTCGGCTCTGAGCCCACTTGCTGTTACCCATGCATTGGTTTCAGCTGGCAATGCATCGTCTGGGAATGTGGCAGAGTTAAAGTAATTTACTTGGAAACTCTTGACATTGAATCCTGAACGGCGTGTGTTAAACAACAACATGCCTTGTGGAAATAGTGTCGGTGTCGGAGCATCTAAATCCAAATAATCACTAGTTAATAAACTGGTAATTGTTGGGAAAGCACCTGTTATAGGATCTGTAGAGCCATTGGGTGCCCAACGAGCATCAGCAAACAGCACACCACTTTGTGTGGTCTGGTCAGTGTTGTCAACGGCCACCCATTGGTCTTGACCACTGACTGACTCCCAACGACTGATTACTGGATAGTTTTCCAAATCACTTGTGTCAATCCACAGGTCACCATACACCAGTGGTGACTCGGATTCATCAGTTTGGGTAACTGGTGCAGTGGCACTGATGATTGGACCAGTGGCATTGGTGTTGCTCAAATCGTAACCACGAACATCGTTTGTTACATTTTGATAACCTTGCCATGAACCGTTGTCTTGAATCATGATGTCAACTTGATCAGCAGCACTGTAGTACCATAAACGACCGTCAACTGGATTTTGATCCGGGGCGTCATCGCTGGCAGTGTAGGTAAATGTCGGAGCCGATACCCAATTGGATAAAGTCAATCCATCTACAACACCGAGTTCATAGTGAGCACTAACACCACGAACACCTGTGTTAAAACCAGCAGTGGTAATCGGGGTACCTACTATATTTTGTAATCGAATTTGGCCACCAGTGGCATGTGTAAACACAATTGCGCCTGCACTGTTGACTGTGGCACTAACATAAGGAACATTTGCTGCACTGACTGCGGCAATAAAATCAGCAGTTGTAGTTCCAAGCAATTCAGCAGTAGCAGTATTTGTTGTTTCAGTTCCTGGTTGTGTGGCAACTATTGTAAATGTGTTGTTGCTAACAAATGGACCGGGAGTATCGTCGTCTCCTGTGATTTCGGTTGCGCCTGTGGCAAATCGTTCATAAATGGTTATTCCACTTGTACCGTCGTTAAGCAAATCGACTCGACCAAATGTAGATCCAGCCGGGATGTTGACACCACCGCCGCTTGGGTCAAGAGCATAAATTGCAGCAGAATTGGTTGTATACAATGGGCAAGCCTGCTGTACAAACAAGGCCAATGCAGAGTTGTATTTTTTAACAGACAATGCAGCGCCTTGATTTACATTTGAAATCTTTTGCCATACGCTGCCAGTTGGATGTGGTTGAGTTTGTGTAGAGCCCCATCGAGGTGCAGAATAGCTTGGTGCAGCTAAGAAAGCCGGAGCATATGAATCACCGGCGCTGATGCCCAAAGTAGTAAGAGGTGTACCTGTTCCGGTTGCAATTGAAATAATGCCGCCGTTGCCAGTGCTGCCATCATTGGATGCTGTAGAATCAGCATACATGTTCAGTCTGCCGCCAATGGCGGCAGCGTACACACCTGTGATGTTTGCATCGTTGATTGCATCTGCAATGCCGTCTACTGTGTTGTTAGGACTGACTGGCACAGTGATCACAGTATCATTTACAGTAAATGTATTTCCAGAGGTCAACGATGTTGGAGCTAGTGTACCAGCCACTGTGGGCCACGCAGTTTTCCATTCATCGCTGCCGATCAACACCCAAGTGTTGTACAAGTCTGATAATTCTGTAGCATTTGTTTGTGCTGATGTTGGGCCGCCGCGCTTGTAATAGCCTGGATTAAAAGTTGTAGCAGCAGTGGCAGCAGTAATGGCATAATCACCAATGCTGCCAACTGTTTGTAAAGGAACTGTGCTGGAAACTTCCAATTGTGTTGTACTTGTAATCACCAGTGGAGTCTGTACAGTAAATGCACCTGTGGATTGATTCCATTCAAAAATGCCCCACTGTGAATTGGCAGTATCTAACCAGTAAGTGTTGTTGTTTGGTGCGCCTGTTGGACGAGTCAATGAAGCTGTCAGCTCGGTCAAGTCAATGTCAACACGCTGAACATAAACACGATTGCTTGCACCCAATGCCGAGTACGCAGCCAACAATCCATATTCATTCAGCTCGTACCCATTGATCGGTGTACCAGCAGTTGTCTTGTAAAAGAATGGATTACCGTATGTGGCAGCCAGGTCACGCTGACTTGTAATTAAATATACTCTGTTAGCATTAGCTGCCAATGTTCCTGGTGCTACGCCTGTTCCGGCAGCACTGGCTTTGTTTTGTGCAGTTGCTAATAAAATGTATGGTACTGAATTGGTAGCCGACGGAATGTATTGACTCTCGTCAATGATCGTTACTTCTACGCCTGGTGATGTTAATGCCATGGTCTGGTCCTTTTCCTAGTTGCTAATATTTAGCGCTTGCGCAGAAAAAGCGGTGGGCTGCTGTCCTTTAGGAAAGGTTTTGTGATAAATATATCATGGAAAGACCAATTTGTACTTCTTGTAACCAGAGGTTGTGTGCCATTAACTATTACCGCGGCGGTACAGCACACTACAGAACACGATGCGATTTATGTATTAAGAAAAAACGGAAAATTAAGCCACCAGTGGCCCGATGGCAATCAGCTGGCTATAAGAAAAAAACCACCTGCGACAAGTGTGGGTTTAAATCAAAATATGCAGCTCAACTATTAGTATATCATGTGGACAGTAATTTACACAATACCACTGCAACCAATTTAAAAACCATATGTTTAAATTGCACAGTTGAAATTAAAAAGTCTGATTTACCATGGGCACCGGGTGATTTGTCACCAGACTTTTAACTTGCGCAAACAAATCATCAATGGTAGAACTATTGGACAACACTGCATCAAACTTGGTACCCACCCATGCTGTTTCGCTAGCATGTATTTGTAATTTTTGCATACGCACTTTGGCAGTTGCATAGTGTATGCACTGAGTACCTGCGTTCACGTCCGCAGCATCGTTGTACCACTCAGGGTCAGCGCCGCGCACCACACGCACAACAATGCCGCCTGCTGCCTTAATTGATCGTATTTCATTGGGAAAGCGACAGTCACTAATAACAATATCATCAGCACTGTTGCGTAGTTTGTTTTCTAACGAAGCAATCCAGATATCATCGTGAAATCCTTTGCGGCACACTTCTGTACCCCAAAGTTGTAGCATCAATCGAGGAGTGAGATCTGGCATGTCTAATCGGTTGGCCCACCATGGATCCACTTGTTCTCGCCATTCACGGGCTTGCTTTGTGCGTCCTTCTAACATGATACGGTCCCACCCAAACACCTGGGCCACAGCATCTTTCAAACTGTTAGCAAATGATTCCCGGCGGAAACCATGAAAATTAGTAAGATAATCCGCAACAGTGTCCTTGCCGGACCCAATAAATCCGCATACGCCAATGATCATGATAGTTCCTTTACATTTAGATGTTGCAGTGTTACCTGCAACATGGCAATTTGTCTACGGCAATCTTCCAACGCATGATGGCTTGTAGGCGGCTTAGGCAGCTCGGGCCACAAGCCAAAAACAGTACGACTGTCACGAACTACATAGAACAACCACGGCAATGGTTTGCTGTAACTTTTATATGCATGTTCAAGAATATTCATGTCATAAGTTGGACCTTGTGCCCATATACGCTTGCTTTGCCATATCAGTTTGCCCAGCTCGTCTAGTGCTTGCTCCAGGGGAATACGGTCTGCTTCGTTGAATGCTTCGTCGCGAGCGGCTGCTGGTTGAGTCGCCCACCAGTCTATGGTGTCTTGCTGTATGCTACGAGCTTGTTGGCTTTCGAGATCAATACGGGCATAATAGTGCCGTTCGTGATATCCTGTGCCCAGTGGGTCAAAGCTCTGGGCAGCTATGGTTAGTATTGTAGTGTCGGGGCCTGTGCCAAGTCCCTCAAGATCGATCATTAAGTCTGCCATACTGACAGTATAACAGAGTTATAGCAATTTGCCTAGTGTCGTTTGGTTAAACTGCTAATTATTTAAGACAACAGTAACAACATCAATCATTGTAATCCTTGCATGCTATATCAAACAATAGTA